AACCGACGGTATCACCAAAAGATCATATTCCTTTCTGGAAAAAAATCTTATCGTGAGGAATATCGTCCCAACTTTTGTAATCCTGATCCCAGGGGAGCTCGGCTGCCATTCCGGCGAAAAACGCCAGAAAGGTATGGAGCATAGCCCAGGATTCAGGGGTCCCCATTAGGACACCCCTCTTCTGTATTACTTCTCTCTGTATATCTCTATACGCAAGAATCGCCTCACAGGCTGAAGACTTCATGACTACTGACATTTGCAACCACAAATTTCTGTGGGTATCCTTAAGGACGGATGTGAATCCGTCCTCAAGGGACTTTACTATTGTTTGTGCAAAAGTGTCAGTAGCAGAGGTTAAATCAAGGGAGAGGAAAGAGTAATCCGGGAAAAGTACATTAACCTTCTTAAAAAGGTTCATGAGTTTTCCCGAGGCTCCTCCCTCTTCCATCGACAGGATGCACTCAGGGTCTTTCGCCAACATAGCGTAGGCGTAAGTCCGGAAAGTGTGTCCCAGAGTAGTAAGGGATCCACTACCAACTGTGATGACGCGGGCTTTACAGCCTTTATCATCTACGGTTGTAGCCTTAAATTTTGGAGATTTCTCTCTAAAATTTTCGGGATTAAGAAGTGGTTTTTCGGTAAAAATCGAAAGGAAAGGGAACCGTATGATACAGTCGTCTTCATTTTGATAAAAATCATCTAATTCTAACTCACCTGAGTCGAATAGCTCTTGGAAGAGCAGGTCCCTCAGGAGGAGTTGATTATTTGGATACCTAAGAAAAGAGCAAGGTAAATGAGCGTAAGAAGAGGCCCATGGCATTGCATCGTCATCGAATGCATAATTCATGGAACTCTCTGGCTCAAAGACAATCTCTCCCCAGACATTATAATATGTCTTACTCAAGTCGAAGTTCTGATATATATGGAAGGCATTCAAGTTCTCCGTCAGTATACTCTGACAGAAAGCTTGCCTGCCGCCCTTACTTCTTTTAGTTTCGAGGCAAGCGCCCGCACCAATGCTTAGAGAGATCTTCCCGATATCCATATCGTGGAATTTTCTCTTTGCGAAGGCTTCTCCAAATCTGAATGCTGATTGCTGGATATGGGATGGAACCTCAATAGGCGTGCTGACTAAATCGGCATGCTTATTAAGTGCTTCCTTCCTAATCCGTTGATCAGGGATACCAAAGCCGGCCTTTGCCAGTGTGAACTGGATAAGAGCCTGCTGGTACCATTCAAAAGGATATAGTATGTTTCTAACATAAAAGGGCCCAACTGTGGGGCGAAGAAAACGGAGTTTTCCCCGTGCCCATGGAAAGGTCATCCAAGATCCCTTCTGACCTATATTCCCGCGAATTGCGGGAGGACGGTCGGAGAGATTACTTGGGTTAGATGCGTAAAATTCGCACCAATCGCTCAAATTCTTTAAGAGTTTGAGTGTCCGGTGAAAACCACTATAGCACATACTTTTGGAGAACCACTTGAAAAGCATCCTGATACCTAGGACGGTTTCTTTGTACGAACGTACATCGAAATCGCCTAGGGGCTGTTTGCTTACAAGCGAAGGGGCGAAAATCACAATGAAAGTCGAAATCGACTTCCATACTTGATTGATTCTCTGGATTTCTTCTCTCTTACGCTTCCCATTCATATGGGAACAGCAAGATTGATACCATCCAGGTATAGAGGAATATAATCCAAGGACCGCAGCAGAGGAGACTAGCTCAGTTCCGCTGGCTTCTCGGAAAACCTCAAGAGGAATCTTATTTCTCTCAGGGTTATTCCTAGACGACGTCGCG